CTGCTTTCGATTTTACAAATCTTGGCACATTTAAAGTGCATTTATTACTGGTAAGCAGTTTTAAAGCAACTTCAGCAGAAACTAACATTGCTGTAAGACTTTCAAATGATGGTGGAAGTTCATTTATATCTAGTGGCTATCAAACTGCTAACAGAATACAACGCCCTGTACCTTTTGACAATAAAAGTACTTCATCAGATTTTATGGGTTTTATATCACAAATCCATACAAATAAAATTGGTAATGCTTATGTTTATTTTTATAATTTATTAAATAGCAATATATTTTCTTATATTAATTTTCATGGAATAAGCGACCAAAATGATACTTTTGCAACTTATGGTGGAGGTATGTATGGTGTTGCTGAAACACATAACGCTATTAGGTGTATGGTTAATTCAGATAGCTTAGTTGCAGGTGCTAATCTGTCTTTATATGGGATAAGAGAATAATGTCAGGAAATTTAAAACTTATCAAAAAAACAACTATTGCAGGAAGTACAACTAGCGTATCTATAACTGATGTTTTCTCAAGTGATTTTGAAGTTTATAAAATAACTGCTAAAGAAGTTTTACAATCTGCGTCATCTTCAGCAAGTTCATTACACGTAAGACTTATTAATAGTTCTGGAAGTATTGAAAGTACAAGTGGGCATTATTTAAGTGCCTTTAAACAGATGAGAGCTGATAGTTCTTTTTTTGAAGGCAATAGCTCTACAGATACCTTTATGAATATAATGTTAGGTCAAGTTGATGACAATATAAATTCAATGGGTGCAGTAATGTATTTATTTAATCCTTTTGACAGTCAAAAACAAACACACGCTTTAACACAGTCAGCAACATTAGTTGGCTCACAACATAGAAATATAAAAGGTATTGGATTATTTAATCAAACAAATAGCATTACAGGTTTAAATATTCATTTATCTTCAGACCCAATAAATAGCGGTATCATAACTGTTTATGGATTAGGAAATGTATAATGTCTGATGCTTTAGTTTTAGTAAGTTCAAATATATTATCAAGTGAATCAGGAAGTGTAACTCTTACAGGTATGAGTAGTACTTTTACCCATTACTTAGCAACTTTTAATGAAGTAACACCTACTGTTGCTAATGCAGATTTACAATTTAGATTTACAGTTGGTGGTAGTGCAGTTTCATCAAATGATTATGATGAAGCTATTGCATTTTTAAGAAATGATAGCACTAACGACAATAACCAACAGACAAATAGAAATAATATGTTTTTAACAGGGTCAATAGAAAATGATAATTTAGGTGCAAGTAATGGATTAATATATATTTTTAATTCTCAAAATTCTGATAATACCTATGCAACTTTAGAAGATGTATATATTGCAGAAGATGGAACTATGTTAGGGCAACAGGGTGGATTTTTACTTACATCTAGTTCAGTTGTAGATGGAGTACAGTATTTTTTTGATAGTGGAAATATTAAAGCTGGAGCTAGATTTGTTTTATATGGATTCGCTAAGTAAGTATAAAAAATATATGATAGGATAAAATAATGGCAACAAAAGAAGAACTACAAGCATTAGCAAATCAAGAAATTGATGATGCTAAACCTTTATATAAACAAGTAAATAATCAAAGACTTGAATTTAATGATGATGATTACGCACAAGCAAAAATTGATTTAGGTAATTCTAAGTGGGAAGCACAACAGTTTGGCTATATTGAAGCTAGGAGAAATGCTTATCTCTCCATTGCAGAACAACTTGATATGATGTATTGGGATAGTGTAAATGGCACAACTACTTGGAATGAACATATTGCTAAAGTTAAATCAGATAATCCTAAACCTAACTAATGAAACTTAATCTTATTCGTATTAGTTCTCAAGAAGATTCTACCAATGGTATTTTATATATTAATGATGAGTTTGCTTGTTATACACTTGAAGATGAACAACGCAAAATTAAAGTAAAGCATGAAACTGCTATTCCTTTAGGAATATATGAAATACAATTTAGAACTGTTGGTGGGTTTCATACTAAATATACATCAAGATATGGTTCTGATTGGCATAAAGGCATGTTAGAACTGCAAGATGTACCTAACTTTCAGTATATTTTAATTCATACAGGAAACACTGATGAGCACACTTCCGGTTGTATTTTAGTAATGGATAATCAAGAAAATAATTTATTAATTAAAGATGGGTTTGGCGGTAAAAGTGGGCAAGCGTATAAGCGTATTTATCCAGTTATAAGAAATGCTTTACTTAACAATGAAAAAGTTACTATTGAAATAAATGATATATCTGAACTTCTTAAAAAAAATAATCAAGTAAGTAATAAACAAACACAAGAATATATTGGTAGTAAAAAAGTTTATGAAAAATTACAAGAGCTTAATACGCATATCAAAAAGCTAGATGCTAAGATTGATGGACGAGAAATTTTATAGGAGATTTTTATGACAGATTGGAAAGATTGGTTAGCAAAAGTTGGAATAAGAACACTACGAACTTTTATACAGGCATTTTTGGGTGTTCTAGTAGCTAGTGGTACAGGCATGGTTGAGGTTGATGTGTTTCAGAACGCATTAGTAGCAGGTCTTGTTGCGGGTATTACTGCTCTACAAAATGGCTTAGAGGAATGGACACCACACAATAAGGGTTAATTGTGAAAGCACAAGTTAATCTAGGTCAAATATTACAAGGTGGTTTAGCGGCTTTGGTAGGTTGGTTATTTAAAACTGTTAATGACCTACAACAAGAAGTTGCAACATTAAAGGCACAAGTTGTTGCATATCAAGATTCTATTGCTGGTTTTAATCAGAACTTGTTAGTTATTGAAGAAGTTATTAGAGAAATTTTATTTAAGGTTGGGGGATAGCATGGATTGTTGTGGTAGCGGTTGTTGTGGCGGTAAATAATGTGTTTGTGCAATATTCTTTGTTGCGGTTGCAAACTGCATTGTAGTAATTATGTTATCAAAAATTAAAGATAATTTAGCTCTTATAGTTACTGGTATTACGCTTCTTGGCTCTATTGGTGCTGGTTATAATTCTGTTGTAAATATTGTAAATACTCTTACTGGTATTGATGAACGCATGAATACAATCGAATATGATTTTCAAATATTAAAAGATAGCACAATGGTATCTAATGATATTGCAGTTCTGTATGAAAAAATTTATGCATTAGAGCAAGTTGCATACAACGCAGAATTTTTGGAAAATGAACTTACTACATTAAAAGCTAACTATCAAAATCTTGATTCTGAACTTAGAGATTTAGAATGGAAGTTTGAAGATTTCCAAGCTAGGTACATAAGTGAATTGAATAACCCATCACAAGATAGTCAAGAATATGAGTTAATGAAATGGGAATGGCAAGACTTACTTAAAAAAGTAACTACATTAGAAAATAACCAACTAGAATCATGGGAGCTTGATAACCTTAGAGATAGGATTACTTATCTTGAGGCTTACATGCATCAACACTAATGGGTGATAATGGTTTTACACAAAAAGAAATGCTTAACAAAGTTATGTTAGATATTGATAAGTTATTTGAGAAGTTAGACCAAATACAAAAAGACTTAGCAACTAGACCAACTAGACAAGAAATCTATGGCTGGATTATAGCAGGTATTTCGATTGCTACATTGATTACTGTTTTGATGTAATACACAACATATTCAAATCTTGTCCTAGACTAAAAATATGGATAAAGACACCAAAAGTCTTATTTCTAAAAGAAAAGATATTGAACATAATGAAGAACTGGGTAATAATTATTATCCTAGTGGTTGGCAACCGCAAGCAAGTTTTGATGAAAATACAAAAACCGGCAATATAACTCATGTGCAACCCCATAGCAACAACTTTAAGTATGAATCATTATTAAATTCTTGGGGTTTTGACAGTAAAGAATTTTTTATTGATGAAGATACTATTCGTTTCTCTACTTGGAATGCACAAGCTAAAGGCGGTAGGGTTATTGATATGTACGCCTTTAGGGCAGTAATTAAAAAGAAAAATCCACATCACGATAAATTTTATAAAAAATTATTAGCAGAAGTTAAAAAGAAAAAACCCATACAAACTAAGACTGGTGGTAATTGTGCATGGTTTTTCTTTATGGCAGATTGGCAACTTGGAAAAAAAGATTTAGGAGTTGAAGAAACTATTAAATTAATTAGGCGTGGTATTGCTAATGGTAAAAAACAGATTAAAGATTTGGCTAAAGCTGGGCACGTAGTGAAAGAAATATATTTAATAGGACTTGGCGATTTGATTGAGAACTGCTTTGGCTTCTTTGACCATCAACCTTTTAACGTATCTTTATCTAAAACTGAACAAGAACATTTGACTAGGGTTATGATTCTTGAAATACTGGATAGCTTCTTGGGTAAAGCTGAATATATTATTCTTGGTGGCGTACCGGGAAACCATGGCGAAAACAGAAGCGGCAAAACATCAGTAAGTACCAATCGTTTAGATAATGCAGATACTGCATCTATACAAATAGTAGGAGAGATTATTGCTGGGCGTGAAAGATACAAACATGTAAAGGTAATTGTACCTGAGGATTTTCATTTAGCACTAGAAGTATTTGGTAAGCGTATAGCTTTTACACATGGACACATGACTTCTGGTGGCGGAGATATTTGGAATAAGATTGAGAAGTGGTGGAAAGGTCAGATGTATGGTTGGCTTCCGGCAGGTATGTGTGAAATTTTAGTTACAGGTCATTATCATCATTTAAGAGTTGTTGAACAACTTGGGCGAACTTGGTTTCAAGCACCATCATTAGACCAATCAGATGAGTTTAAAGCACGAACAGGTAATATGACTAGAAATGGTGTTCTTAGTTTTACTGTTGATAAAGATGGTTGGGATAATTTGAAAATATTGTAAATTTTTTAATTTATCTACTACCATAAATATTGCATAAGGAGTGATAATGTCAGCATTAAAAATTGTAGGCATAGAAAATACAGTTTATGGGAAACCACAACTGATAAAACAAAATAGTGATGGCGGTCTTGTATTTGAAGATTTGCCTATGGGAATAACTAGATTTGAGGTAGATAATAGTAAATCTGTTAATACCAATAATAAGTTGCCTAGTACCGAACATACTAACGCCTGATTCGTTAGTTGATTATAAGGCGTGTAGAGAACACCAAAAAATAATTGAACATGTTATTGATTGGCAACCTACTGTTGAAGAATACTTTAAAGACAGTGATGTCGTAAAGGCACTTACTGTAATATATTGCGAAAGTTCTGGGCGTAGCTCTGCAAAAAATCTTAATACAAACAATACAAGTGATATAGGCTTATGGCAGTTTAATGATTCTACTTGGGCGTGGCTCTCTAAAAAACTTAAGATTATATCTAATAGACATAATCCTGAAGTATCTACTGCAGTGGCATCTTGGCTAGTTTATAATGATGGGTGGCACCATTGGAACTCAAGCAAAAAATGTTGGGGGAAATATGAGTATTGAGCAATTTTTACTAATTATTATTTTAGTAATACAAATTATTTCATATCGATTAAAATAAGCACATGATAGAACACGCCGAAGTTGATGTTAGTAAATTAAAAGAATATCCAAACAATCCAAGACTTGGAGATGTTAATACTATCTATGAATCTTTATTAGCTAATGGACAATACAGACCATTGGTTGTAAATAAAAAAGATAACATTATTCTTGCTGGAAATCATACCTTTAAAGCAATCAAGAGATTAGGTTGGGCTACTGCTCTTGTTTATTATGTTGATGTCAATGATGAACAAGCTAAACAAATTATGCTTATTGATAATAAATTAAATGATGATGCTGATTATGATTTTGAAAAATTAGAAAAAGCAATCGCAGAAATGCAAGATGTAGGAGAACTTATTGGTACTGGCTACACTGAGGAAGCTCTTAATGAACTGCTGGATAGTTTGCCTACTGAAGCTAATACTGTACCGCAAAACGCTTCTAAAGAGCTATCAGACACTAAAATAACACCAGTTTTAGATGTTGTACTGCTTCTTACTGATGAAAAATTTTATTTATACAAAGAAGCG